CTTGATCGTCTGCGCGGGGTAGTTTACGTACCCCATGCGTTTCTTCTCCAGCATGGCCTCCACGATCTCGACTGAGTACTGCTTATTGCCAATGCGCATCTTGCGCGGTATCGGTGCTTTTACTGTTGCCATCTACTTCTCCTTTAATTTTTAGCCAAGCCGTAACGCTTGTGTGCGCCCCCGTCAGCGGCCAGCGGTATGCCCGGCATGTACTTCGGCTCCATAGTCATCTGCGCCAAGACCCATGTCTTAGCGTCAACAACGTCCTTATCTGGCACAACGACAATCTGCTCGTCATGCACTGTTCCCGCCACGAAGTACTTCTTCGCGGTTCGCAGCATCCCATCAGTCATCACGCATCTCGCTACGCCCTGCGTGACATTGTTGGTTATTTTTCCTGCGTACAGTTTAGTCTCATCTTCTCCGTATGTCCACTGCAATCTGCCCTTCTCGTCTTTCCCCGGCTTCAGGTCAGGGTACAGCAGGCTCATGCCAGAGGGCAGCACGATCTCCCCCTTCTTGAACGTCACGCACTTGTGGGTGTACTCCTTGCCTTCGTACAGGCTGTACTGGATCAGGTGCCCGAACAGGTTCCACAACGCCACCACAGGCTCGGCAGTCAGGCGGTACTTGTCGATGATGGCCTTGGCCGCGAGACAGTGGATGACCAACTCCGTCATGGTGCAGATGTGCGGAATCTCTTCGAGCTTCTTGATGTTGTCATCCCAGTCCAAGAACTTAGCCGCCGCTTCGGCAGTTACGCCTAGAGTTTTGGCCGCGTCTTTGGTATAGCGCACGGGCGGAGCACCCAGAAAACCGACCAATAGCTGCGCTGCAAACGCTGCCCAACCTAACTGGTACCCCGCACCAATAAGTGCGCTCTTGGCCGCTTGTCGCTCGACAGGATGCGTGTCCTTGGTCATTCCGGGTATGTTAAACATCCGTGCCCCGAACAAGGCGTAAGCGTCTTGCCCCGACCTAAAAATGTCGAGCAGCCCATCGTAGTCAGCCAGCCACGCCAACACACGCGGCTCGATCTGGGACAAGTCACCGACAACAATGGTGTGCCCGTGCGGTGCCATGATCGACTTGCGCAGGAACGAGCCGCGCTTTAAGTTCTGCATGTTGATGGCGCTGCCTTTGCTGGCCGTCCACCTGCCCGTGCTGGCCCCGTAGTAGCTGAGCGGTACCGGCAACGCTCCACGCTTGCTGATGTCGAGGAACCGTTGAGCACGCGTACGTTCTGTAGTTGATTTGACTGCCAGTCTTGCTTCGCATAGATGCGCAACGTCCTCATTTTCTCCGTTGAGCAGCGCTTGAAACATAGCGTCATTCTTAGCGAGAGCAAGCGTGCTCTTGCCGGTTGCCTTACTAATCTTGCGCGGCGCTGGTATGCCGAGCGCTTCCAATGCTGCTGCAAACTTAGGGTTCGATGCCAGTACAGCCTCGTCCAAGCCGAGCCGATGTAGTAGTTGCTCACGTTTTTCCTTTTCCGTGTGGAGTGCGTCCGTCAGCATGGCGCTGTCAAGACTGAGCACTGGGTTCGTGTACATCTTGAGCGTCATGTCGATGAGCCGGAGTTCCTTCGCTGGGTACCCTTGAACAAGGCGCTCGAAAATTCGCTCGCAAAGATATACGTCGTGTTTGCAATATTCTGCAAGCTCAAGTTCCATGTTCGCGTCCAGCTTGGCCAGACCATCGGTACTGTATACGGCGGTCCCTTTGGCGGGAAGACCAAAAGCTGCTGCAAGTCGGGCGAGACTGTTGCCAACCTCAACGCCACGCAAAGCTCGCGCCATTGACAGGGTGTCGAAGATGAAACAGGGGTGGATGTCGTACTCCCAACCCAGTATGGATACGTCGAACTGTGCGTTATGAGCAAGGATAGCGGTTCGTCCCCAATCATACTGTTGAAGGTATTTATGTAGGTCTCGTCCTCGTACCCACTCAATTGGCTCATCGCTTCCGTATACATGTACGCAAGCTCCGAATGCGTGGAATCTTTCATGGCGTATGTACTCCTCGGTTGTCATCATGGACAGTGAGTAGCCGGTCTTGCGGTCCCACACTGTCTCGAAGTCAATGCTCACGATCTGGTCGTAGGGGGCGCTCATGCAGTACCCCACACCAAAGTTGTCTTGCGTTTGTCGGACTTTGGAAAGAACACCAGCGAGAAGACGGGGAAATCTACAAGCTCGTTGGGGTCTAGTCTCTCGCCGTTACAGATCACAGCGCCTTGTTGCAGCAGCCTTCGTAACTCGCCGTTGCTCATTTGCGTGCAGGGGGTTTCTGTGGACATTGGTAGTGCAGGGCGAAGCTGGTTCAGGTATTGCAGTGCGGTCAATTAAATTTCTCCTTGGCTGGCGCGTCCACTGTGGCCGTGAACGATGTCAGGTTGTAGGCGTAGTTAATCATGTTGGCAGCAGGTATCTCGTCGCAGTTGACGGTACACATTGCGATCTGGGTTGTGCCGTCTTTGCCGAACAGCAGCACCGCCTCATGGTCCTCGTCTATAAAGCAGCGCACCACGCGGCTGATGATTAGCTTGAGGTAGTCCCGCTCGGCATCGTCCAGCCCGTTGATTGCTTTGTCAATCTCTTCTCGTGTCATCTCATCCATTGCAGCTTCTCCTTTAACTCGTCTATGTTTGATTCGTTGACCACCATCGCCATACCACCGGCTGTGCGTATGGCGGCTAACTCTCTGTCTTGTAGGGCCGTGGTGACCCCCTTACCTGCCTTGCATTCGATGGCAATGAAGCGCCCCCCGAAGCAGCAGATGATGTCCGGTATCCCGGCACGCCCGAAGCCGTTGGCCGCAGGCATGAAGTAGTAGATACCGAACTCAGTCAGCAGCCTACGCACTTCGGCTTTTACTTTACCTTCGGGGGTTTGTGCCATTATTTTTCCTGCCTTTCGCGCACTTCAATAAGACCTGCTAACCCTTGGGTAACCAGCTCAATAGGCAGATTAGTTACGACCATGATGCGTGCCATGCAGCTCATCAGTCCACTCATAGCAACGTGGGGCGGTTCATTTTTAATAACGTCAAAGATGGCGTTAATAAGCGCCCCGGTTTGCTCCAGTTGTTTATGCACCCGCCGGGTTTCCTCAATGTCTTGGTTAATCATACTATCCCCCACTCAACAAACGTAACGCCTTTATGCTGCGCAAGGGTCAGATCGCTTTCTCCCCCGCAAAGTTCACAAAAGAAATTTATGCGTACGCCGCCTCGACGGCTGCTCGGATTTAACACAGTGTCGCTTGCTACCAGCGCTGTCTTGGTTTGGTAACCGGCCACTGTGGTGTGGAGCGTTTGTTCTGCGTCTTCGTAGCGTGTGTATACGTTGACATTGCCGTGGTGCAAGTAGTTTCCCTCGCAATGCGGGCACAGCAGCACGTTGTCTTCATCAATTTTGATTTCCATCAGCTCACCTCTTTAAGTTTCTGCATGTAGTGCTTGGCCTTGCCTGCGTCATCACTGCCTTCTTTGCGGCCAGCACGCATGGCGTACTTGATGATGTTGCCCTTGAGAAATCCTTGGAACTCCTCCGGGGTAAGCACCGCTTCCATCAGCGCCCACGGCTGGATGGGCATGTCCTTGTAGTGGCTACCGCTGACTTGTACTTCGTCGGCGTTCATATCTTCTTTCCTTTCGAGAGTTGTGCTTTGCTGTAAATGGTAAATGCTTTGGGCTTCATGGCGACCACGGCTGCGGTCTTGCTGGAGATGCCGAGGGTTCCGTAGTGTGGGTCCGTCTCTCGCTTCTTCTCAACGGCTTTAGACGCGGCCTCACTGCGCTTGTAGTCACCGGGCGGCAGCAGGGGCTTGCCACCACGGCGCTCTTTCTCTTCTTCGGTGAAGCGCATGTAGTCAAACGGACTGGCTGGGGGCTTGGGGGTGAGGTCTTTCAAAACAAAACATCCTTTGATGGGGTCATAACGGGACAGGCTGGCTAGTGTCATTTCTTTCTCCTTTTTATTGCGCGATTAATTACTGAGTGGCTCACGTCGAATCTGCGGGCTATCTCTCTGGCGCTGACGCCTTGGTCATGCAATGCGTACACACGACTGATCGACAACTCTCTTGGCGGTCTGCCAGCGCCATTTCTCTTACCGCCGTGGGTCATGGGGTTCGGGTCGCTTCTTGGGTAGTGGGCACCAGTGGGTGTAAAAGGATACATCACCACCAAGCGTTCCGTACTGAGCAACGCCACCTATTGACAGCAGTTGCAGCTTGACGCTACGCGGCGTGTCCTTGTCGATGGGTAGCCAGTAGGTGTCCGTTGCTACCGCCACGGTTTTCGTTGAGTTAAGTGTGTGCGTCACGTTGTGCTTTCCTTAGTTTCGCGTGGTGTAGTGCCTCTTGGCGCTTGACTTCATACTCTATGGCCTCTCGGCGTAGTCGAAGCATGTTAGAGCGTGCTCGCTCATCCAAGTCAAAGGCCATGCGCAAGTCCGAGCTTTTTGAAGGATGTCGCAGGCTTTTAAGTGCCTTGGCCTCGATCTGGCGAATGCGCTCCCGCGACAAATCAAAAACTTGGCCCACCTCTTCGAGCGTATAGTCCGTGTGAACATCAATACCGAACCGCAGCTTGAGAACTTTGGCTTGTCTTGGCGTCAGGGTGTCAAGGACTGCATGAAGCAGCTTGAGGATGTCCCTGTTCTCCAACACATCTTCAGGACTGTCAGTCTCTTCTACGTCCGCAGGTAGGTTCGGCAACTCAGGCATGTCGTGGTCGTTCTTGTAGCCGAGGTAGTAGTAACACTGCCGCAGCTCATAGCTTGCACCCGCCAGCGTTCCGTAAGGTAGGCTGTGCCCTTTGAACACCTTATTTCTGGGGAACGACATGCGCGTCTCCCAAAGGTGATGTCTCTCCATCAGTCACGCATTTGCCGCCCGCGTTTGGCGTACTTACCGGCTCGTTAGGAAATCCGTAAAAAGCCTGTGAACCGGCTGCAATCTCTATTGTCATGTGTTCTTCTCCTTGAGTTGTTTAACAACGTCCTCAAATCTATCCAACCACCACGATGCTGTCTTGCCCTCAAGCAGGGGATTGTTCTGGGCGGGACGCATTTCTTTAATGGCTTGCAAAACCTTGTCGTAGTCACTCATGTGTTCTTCTCCTTGAGTTTTTTGCGTAGGGCTAATATCTCTTCAAGCATGGCCTCCATGTCTTTAGACGCTTCCATATGAAACGGGCTGACGGGCTTACAACTAGCCATTGACCGCATCATGGCGATAGCCAGACGGATGTTTCGTTCGCTGATCTTCTTGCTCATGTGTTCTTCTCCTTGAGTTTGGCTTCGATGGCTCGAATGAAGTCTGCTGGCTTTACTCCTATAGACCATGCGGCTCTGTGAAAATTGTCAACCTCTACCTCCGACAGCCCTACCCACTGGCGCTCCTGCGCTGGCTGTGCTTCAATCTCTTGGCCCAGCTTAGTCAGCGTCCACAGCGCACGCTCTTGCTTCATGCCTTGTTGTCTGCCTTGCTCAAATGCGTCTGGCTGTGCCAAGGCCATGCCGCCAACAACGTCGATCAGCCTGTGTATCTCAGCCACCAGCGCGGCTGTCGTTTCAACGTCTACTGGGACTACGGCCCCAGACATTAGCCATTCTTCTTTCATGCTTGTCCCCTTGCTCGGATGGCCTGAGCCAAAGTATCGCCAGCGTATTCCACACTGTCCTCACACACCTTCGCACACGCCTCGTTCTCTGCTGCTGCGACAAGGGCGGCGAAGCGTTCAAGCCCTTCGACATCGAACTCCAGCCCTCCTACTGTGTATTTCCGCGCCATACGGATGATGTCTTCTTGTTTCATTCTTCAAACCCCAACTCTTTCTTGAACGCAGACAATGCCAAGATGAGGTCATAGGCTTGCGCGTAGTCGAGACAAACGTAGTAGTCCTGATGTGTTGACCTGTGTGATGGGAACTTGGCAATGTAGCCGTTGCCTGTGTCTTCAAGCTGGCACAGCGTTTCACCAACACGATAGTAACCTTCTCCTGCCACCACTCTGGATGTGACACCGGCTCGTTGAATAATTTCTGTTGTCATATCAGCAAACTCCAAATCCAAACGCCAGTAAAGAACAACAGGATGCAGACCACGGCCAGCGCACCCATGATCGCGGTAAGCATCACCGTGCCAACTGTCTGCCATGTGTCTGGCACGGGCTTGATGTCAGAGGGGATTGCTGGGTACGGCTTGACCTTACGCGACTCTTTCACCATTCCCGCCGTGTCGTACTTGCAGTCCCAGATGCACTCGGGCAAGTGCGGGCAGTCGATGCGGCCCGTGTCGCAGTAGC